GGTGCTACGAGTCGCGATTTCTCACTATTTATGAGGCTTTTTTGTGGGGTTGGTTGTTGCTGCTGCTGAGTTAAATCAAGGGCTTACAGATGGCCGGTAAAAAGAAGGTCGTCAAGAAGAGAGCAGCGAATAAGAAAACGGTCGCAAAGCCAGCAGCCACCGAGAAGTTCAAGGTCGAACCGGGCTGGCTGAATAAGAAGCAAATGGCGAAGCAGCTGAAGATCAGCGTCCAGGCTTTTGACAAGTGGGAGGTACAACCGGTTGCCCGCCGGCACAAGTACGGCGAGGCATTCTACTCCGTTGGCGACGTTATGGAGTTTGTCGACAAGCGGGCCCGGGAGCAGGAGCGCCGCAAGCTGGAAAAGTTGCTACCCACTGACGCAGACGGTCTGGATGTCGGCCAGATATTCATCGAGAAGGAAAAGGCCGAACTGACCTGGACCAGGGAGAGGGCGGAAGGCCAGCGGCTGAAGAACGCGCAAATGAGGCGGGAGCTTGCGCCGGTCGAAATGGTGGTCTGGGCTCTCGGTAGCGTTGCCGGCCAAGTTACTGCAATCCTCGGGACATTGCCGGCGAAGTTGAAGCGCTCCCAGCCGAAGCTTTCGGCTGATGAGATCAACATCGTCAAGTCGGAAATCGTAAAGGCTCAGAACGCGTGCGCCAAGGAAGTCGAGATCGCTTGGGATGACTTCGTTGCTGAATCCGATTGACTGCCAGGAGCCACTGACAAAGGCAATCCGAAGGGGTCTGCAGGCGTTCGAAGTTCCGGTTCCACAAACGCTTGTTGAGTGGGCTGACCAGAACTTCTACCTGTCGCCGGAATCCTCCGACACTGAGGGCAAATGGAAAACGCTGGCATTCCAGCGCGGCATCATGAACGCAATGTCGAACGATGACATCCGTGAAATCTGGTGCCAGAAGGGAATGCGGGTAGGGTACACCAAGATGCTGATGGCCTACAGCCAGTGGGCCGCTGAGCACAAAAAGCGGACCGGCTGCATTTGGCAGCCTAACGATGGAGATCGGGACCACTTCGTAAAGACTGAGATCGATACGGCAATACGCGACAACCCGGCGATCCGGTCAATATTCCCGGCATTCGAGAAGAAGTCCAAGCACAACACGCTTGAACTGAAACAGTTCATCGGCGCTGCACTGCACCTCAAAGGCGGAAAGTCGGGAAAGAACTATCGGCGCATGACGCTGCAGTGGGGTGCTGCCGACGAATTCGATGCCTTTGACGATGTGATCGACGATGACGGAAAGCCTGGCGATCTTATCCGCGGCCGCGTCATGTTGTCGGCATTCAGCAAAGTGATTTTCGGGAGTACTCCACTGGTCAGGGGAAAGTCAAAGATCGAATCCGGAGAGCAGGCCTGTGATATCCGGCTTCGATACCACATTGATTGCCCTAATTGCGGAACAGCGCAGGAGGTCAGGTGGGGTGGTAAGGACAAGACATTTGGAATCAAGTACCCGAGCGAAGGCACTACTGAACAAAGGTCGTCGGGCGCTGCGATGCAGTGCGAAGATTGCCAGGAAGAGATAACGGACAAGCAGTTCCGGCAGCAGACCTGGGACACCGGGATATGGATGACCGAGGACAAGTCGGTCTACCTCGGAAATGACGATGGTGTCTGCTACTTGGCTGATGGGACTCGGATAGACCCGCATCCTGAGAGCGTCGGGTTCAAGGCTTGGCAGGGTGTCAGTGAACTGATCCCATTCAGCAAGCTGGTTTCACAGTGGCTGGCGGTGCAGAACTCGGAGGACAAGGATGTTCGATCGTTCGTCAACCTGGTGTTAGCTGAGACCTACGAGGTAGAAGGAACCGAGAAGGCCGACCATGAGTTGATGCACCGGAACAGGCCAGAGCACTACGACTGGGAGATTCCAGACCAGGTCAATTGTCTGACCCTCGGGATTGATCAGCAGGATGACCGTTTCGAGCTTGGTTGGGTTGGCTGGGGTGCTGGAGAAGAATCGTGGAATATTAAATACCAGATTCTTCAGGGTGATCTGGCGCAGCCAATCGTATGGGATCGCCTTGAACGGACCATCCGAGAAACTCAGTTCAGAAAGCGATCCGGAGAAATCGTCCGTCCGACCCTGACCGTACCCGATCACGGCGGTCACTACTCTAGGCAGATGGAAGCGCTATGCAGAAAGATTGGCGCAATGTACATGATGCCGGCGAAAGGGCTCAGTGTCTACGGTCGGCCGATAGTCGATATTCCGCGAAAGCCGAACAAGAACAAGGTCTATCTGCTGAATGTCGGGACCGACACAGTTAAAAACCTCGTGCATCAGCGGTTGCAGATCAAGCCGCCATCAGGATGGAAGCGATGCCAATCGTTGCCTGGTTACATCCACTGGCCGGTTTCAGAAGATTTCGACGAGGAATACTTCAAGCAGTTCTGCGCTGAACGCCGCGTTCCCAAGTGGACGGCCGGTGGCGTCAAGCGCTACGTCTGGGATGCGGAGAAACGCCGGAATGAGCCTTGGGATGTTTTTTTGCTGAACATGGTGGCGGTGCAGGTCTTGCAGCAGCGATTCGGAATCTCTCTCGATGAGCCTGTCAAGCACATGCAGTTGCCGAGCTATAACACCCAAAATAAATCACTTTCGGACCTCGCACGGGAGCTCAACGATGGTTGACCAGGCAGCTCTGCAATCCGAGCTGGACGAGCTGTACATCGTCCGCCGCAAGCTGCTCACGGGCGAGCATGTCGAGCAGTACCAGTTGGGCCGTGGCGACGCAAGCCGGCGTGTACAGCGCACGCCGCCGGACATCAATCGTGTCGAGGCGCGCATCCGCACGCTGGAAGCTCAGCTCGGCATCAACACCAGCCGTCGCCGCGGCGTCATCGGAGTCAGTTACTGATGCGCCCGCAGCCTGACACCGGCCCGCGCATCCTCGATCAGCACGGCAACGTGCTAAGCGCGCGAAGCTATCAAGGCGGCGATCGCACCGACCAGGCACTGTCGCGCTGGCTGCCGATGCTGCAGTCGCCGGATGATGAGGTTGTCGATGGCTGGGAAACCAGCGTCGGGCGCCTACGTGATCTAATCCGCGAAAACGGCATCACCAGCGGGCTCGTGCAGACCCAGCTTGACAGCGTGATTGGCCCGGACCTGATGCTGGTCCCGAAGCCCGATTACCGCGCGCTCGGCCTGAGCGCCGAATGGGCGCAGGAATTTGCCGCCGCCGTACGTTGCAGGTGGCGCGCCTACGCCTACGACCCGCAAAACCGGATCCACGCCAGCGAAGTACTGGACTTCCCGGGCTTGATTCGGCAGGGCTACCGCTCGCGCATGATGACCGGCGAAATCACGGCCACAGCAGAATGGATCGAGCGGGACGGATGGCCCTATCGCACGGCCATTCAGCCCTTCGATCCCGAGCGGATGAGCACCCCGTCCGACAAGATCGAGGACCCGGGCCTGCGCCACGGCGTGGTGAAGAACCGCTTCGGCGCTCCGGTGGGCGCATTCATCCGAAACGCCCACCCGAACGACAGCATGCACCTGCGCGGGCAGCTCCGCTGGCGCTACGTGCCCAGCCGCACGCCGTTCGGGCGGCTGCAGCTCATCCACCTGTATGACCAGGAGCGCCCCGGCCAATCGCGCGGCCGCACCGGTCTGCTCTCGGCGATCAAGCAGATCAAGATGCTCGAGCGCTGGCAGTCGACCGCAATGCAGGCAGCCATCATCAACAGCATGTACGCCGCCGTCATCGAGTCCAGCGTTGAACACCCGGAGATCATGGCCGCGCTCGGTCAGCAGGAGAGCCCGCAAGCGACCTACCTGCGCGACGCCCTGGAATACCACCAGGGCACCGACCGAATCCAGTTCGACGGTTCCAAGATCGCGCACCTGTTCCCGGGAGAAAAGTTGGATCTGCAATCGGCCAAGCAGCCAGTTGCCGCCTTCGAGCAGTTCGAGCGCGCCGCGCTCCGCCATATCGCAGCGGCCACCAACAGCAGCTACGAGCAACTGAGCAAGGACTACACCAACACGACGTTCAGCAGTGCGCGCGCCTCGATGCTAGAGGCCTGGAAGTTCGTGCTCAGCGAGCGCCACCACGTCGCAAATCGGTACGCCTCGATCATCTATACGCTCTGGCTTGAGGATTCAATAAGTTCCGGCGACATCCCCGTGCCCGGTGGCCTGGGAGCATTCCTGGCTCCCGGAGGCAAGCGCGCATTTTCGCAGGCCAAGTGGATCGGCCCCGGCCGCGAAGAGATCGACCCGGTAAAACGGTCCAACTCAACCCGCATCGACATCAGCCTTGGGCTCACCAGCCATGAGGAAGAAGCCGCAGCCCGCGGTCGTCAACTCGACGAAATAATCGACGAACAGACCGCCCTGTATCGCAAATACCAGGCCAAGGGCGTGCCCGAAGAAACCGCGCGACGGCTGGTATGGGGCGCCGCCAACGTCGCCTTCGAGGATTCCGACATGGCCGCCGATGAAGCAACCGAACAAGGGAGCCAGAATGGCTGATCAACCGAAACTCGACGTCACCGTCCGGCAGTTCGACCTGCCGCACCTTGCCGCGCGCTTTTTCGATACGCCGCTGCTGATCCAGCCCGACAAGGTACAGGCGCTGGCCTGGGCACTGCGTGGCAAGCTCGGCCTAAGCGTTGAACAGCCGGCCGGCGCGGTGATGGAAGCATCTGGCCCCGGCCTCATGGGGGAACGCATGGACCCGCGCGGCGGCTACCATGTCGATCGCGGCGTCGCCGTCCTGCCCATTCGCGGCACGCTGGTCAACCGAGGGGCGTGGATCGGCAGTTCGTCCGGCCTCACCAGCTACGAGGGCATCGCGCATCAGCTCGACCTGATCGCCGCCGACGAACGCGTTCGCGCGGTCATGCTCGACGTGCACAGCTACGGCGGAGAGGCCACCGGCGTGGACGACCTCGGCCGCATGATCAGAGCGCTCGAAAAGCCGGCCTACGCCATGATCGACGGCGCCGGATCCAGCGCGGCCTACTGGATTGCAGCCGCAACCCGCCGGGTCTACATCGCCAACTCCAGCCACGGCGGCAGCATCGGCGTAGTCATCACGCACGCCTCATATCAGCAGGCGCTGGAAGACGCGGGCGTCGTCGTCACGCACGTCCACGCCGGCGCCGAAAAGGTGCTCGGCAGTCCGTACCGCGACCTAACCGAAGGAGACCTCGAAAAGCTCCAGGCCAAGGTCGACCGCACCTATCGCGCTTTCGTCGAGACCATCGCCGATTTCCGCGACCTGCCGACCGAGGACGTCCGCGCCACCGAGGCCGCTGTGTTCGACGGCCCAGAACTGGTCGAGAAAGGTCTGGCCGACGGTGTGACCACCGGCCGGCGCCTGCTTGCGGCTATTCAATTCAATTTCGAAAACCCCGATCCCGACCGGGAACCGGGCCTTACCAGCGGCAGCCGCCGCACCACAACGTCAACTTCACGAGGTGGAATCATGACGAAGCAAAACGATGGCGGTGCGAACCCTGCCGCCGAAAGCACGTACACGCAGGCCGAAGTCGACGAGCTTCTGGCCGAGGCAACCACCGGCCAAGATGAAGCCGTCGCAACCGCCCGGGCAGAATCTGCCGCGGCCGAACGCCAGCGCATCAGCGCCATCCTCAACTGCGAGCAGGCCAAGACCCGCCCGGCGCTGGCGCACAAGCTCGCGCTCTCGGATCAGGCCTACTCGGTCGACGCCGCAACAGAAATCCTCGAAGGAGCCGCCGAAGAGGCCCGGGCACATGCCGATCCGCTGGCCGCGCTCATGGCCGGCAACACGCCGGGTATCAGCTCGGACGACGGCGGCCTCGCCGAGACCGAAGCGGACGAGACCGAAGCCGCCGCCAACTTCATCCTGAATGCCGGCAAGTCCGGCGCAACCGAGTGAGGGCCTGACCATGTCTGCAGAATTTTCGATTGAAGGCACGCTTGCCTACGACAACCTGCTTGCCGGCGACATGCCGCGAGTGGCTGAAAAGCAAACCGTCCTGTCCGGAGCGGGCATCCTCGAAGCGGGAGCCGTGCTTGCAAAAGATTCCGTCAACAGCAACAAGCTGGTCCCGGTCAACGACGCATCGGTTACGGCATCAATCCGGACGCCGTACGCCATCCTGGCCGAAGCCGTGGATGCAACCTCGGCGGACGCCGGGGCTATGGTCTACCTGTCCGGCCACTTCAACGAACTCGCGCTCACATTCGGCGGCGACGACACGGCGGATGATCACCGTGCCGCGCTGCGTGGACTGGGCATCTTCGTCACCAAGAACACGGGAGCCTGATCAACATGGATATCTTTTCTACCAACACGCTGAACCGCGTCGTCGAGCAGATCCGGTTCCCATCGTCGTTCCTGCTCGATGTGTTTTTTCCGCAGGTCGAAACCTTCGACACTGAGGACATCCACTTCGATGTCGACGACGACAAGCCGCGCCTCGCGCCCTTCGTACACCCGCTGGTGGCCGGTCAGGTGGTCCAGTCCAAGGGCTTCCAGACCAATACCTTCAAGCCGGCTTACATCAAGGACAAGCGCGTCCACAGGCCGGACCGCTCGCTGCGTCGCTCAATCGGTGAAGCCGTTGGCGGCTCGCTCAGCCCGGCCCAGCGCAGCGCCATCTCGGTGCGTCGCGATCTGGAAGACCAGATGCAGATGCTCACGCGCCGGCAGGTAGTAATGGCCGCCGAAACCCTGCGCACCGGGCAGACCACCATCGTCGGGGAAAAGTACCCCGAAAAGGTCGTGGACTTCGGCCGTGACTCCACGCACACCGTCACGCTGACCACCTCGGCACGCTGGGGTGAAGCGGGCGTCAGCCCGGTGGGAGACCTCGAAACCTGGATCGAGCTGATCCAGGACACCGCGGGCGCTGTGGCCAATGTGGTGGTCATGGATGTCAAGGCCTGGAAGCTGCTCAAGGCAGATTCCAAGTTCAAGGACGCCATCGACACCCGCCGCGGAGGTTCAAGTCAGGCCGAAACGGGCATCATCACCCCGGACCGGACCACCCGCGCCCGGCTCGTCGGAAACCTGGGCGACATCCAGCTCTGGGTCTACAACGAGAGCTACATCGACCCGGTAGACGGCCAGACCAAGAAGGTCCTGCCGGATCACACCGTGATCGTCGGCGACACGGTCAACATCGAGGGCACCCGTAGCTACGGCGCGATCCTGGACGAAGACGCCGGCATCCAGCCGCGGCCGTTCTTCAGCAAGAGCTGGCTCGAGCAGGACCCGTCAGTACGCTACCTGCTCATGCAGAGCGCCCCGCTAATGGTGCCGTACCGCCCGAACGCAACCTTCTGCGCAACGGTCCGGTGAACGGCGTGAAGGTGAAATCCAGCACTGTACTGGTCACCGGCTCCCCAGAGGGGCCGGTGTACAACCCACCTGGCAGGCCCGTGGAGCTGGATGCAGCGGAAGCAAAGGACTTGATCAACCGAGGCCTTGCCGAAGCGGTGAGCCCGGCCGAACCCACCGAATCCCCCGCAACAACCGAGCGGGAATCCGAGGGCGCGGGCCAACCCATGCAGGAAGCACCAGCCGACAGCGAAGTGCACGGCGATCCGGCGCCCGATGCCGAGCAGCTGCCGATTCTGCGCATCCTCAACGGCGCCAAGGTCGAGGACCTGACGGCCATCAAGGGCGTCGGAAAGAAGACCGCGGCGGATATCGTCGCCAGCCGGGATTCGGCAGGGCCGTTTGCGTCCATCGCCGATGCAGCCGCCCGTGTCGGTGGCGTCAGCGTCGAGTTGCTCGCCAAGGCCAACGCCAGCATCTGAGCCAGTAAACCCGCCGGGGTGCGTCTGTACGCTTACCCCGGCCCATTTCGCAGGAGAACCGCATGCCACTGCCCTCGATGAACAGCGCCGAGTGGACCTACCCCCCGCGCGACTGGGTGCCCGTCGACTACTCCGGCGGCGATGTCGATCTACAGGGCACGCTCGGCTCCACACCCAGAGCCCTGCGCGCCGACACCGACGGCACGCTCGTATTCCGATGCGCCGAAACGCCGGACGCCACGAACCGCACGATGAACCTGACCGCCGGCGAAGTGCTCATCGGCTTCTTTACCTTAATCATCCAGACCGGCAGCACCGCCACCGTGCACGTCGCCAAGTGACCGAGGCCTGACCCATGTACAGCCTGGCCAACAACATCAACGCGATGATGCTGCGGAAACGGCGCGGCGGTGGAGACCCAATCCTGGCCAGCTTCGCAGTAGGCGACAACCAGCCCCTGTTGCTCGCTGACTACACCGGCGAGAACTACTACCGCGACGACTCAGGCACGGCGACCAGGACCGACTTCGACACGTTCCAGACGTTCAGCCGTGCAAGCACAGCGACCTACGTTGATGCTAACGGCATCCTGCAAACCGCCGCCATCAATGGACCACGACGCAATCACCACATCTGGGATGGCACGGCATGGGTCAACCGGGGCGTGCTGATCGAGAGTGAGGCGCGGACGAATCTGGCTGCGCAGTCAGAAGATTTTACTAATCCATACTGGGATAAAGCCTCTACAACAACAGTAAACGCTGACCAGATTGCAGCCCCTGATGGAAGCCTTGCGGATTATGTGGAAGAAACGGCAGTAAACAACAATCACTTCGTCCGTAGAGGTGGAAACATCGCGGTAACATCTGGGGCGACATACACGTTATCTGTGTTTGCGAAAAAAGCAGAAAGAAACTGGCTATCTTTGGGTGTAGAAGCTGCGCCCAACGACCGGAGTTGGTTTGACATCGCTAATGGCGTAATAGGAACAACAGGCTCAGCGCACGTTAATCACACCATAGAAGATTACGGTAACGGCTGGTATCGCTGCTCTGTTTCATACACCACTGTAGACGCCTCTATACAGCCATACACCTATATCAACACTGCCGATAATCAAACAGTATATTCAGGAGCTGTTGGTAACGGACTTTACATTTGGGGCGCGCAACTTGAACTCGGCTCCGCACCATCCAGCTATATCCCCACAGCAGGCGCAACAGCTACCCGCGCGGCTGAGACGCTGACGATTCCTAGCGCGAATCTGCCGTACAACGCCACGGCGATGTGGTTCACGCTGACCGGGCTGGAAACTTACGCCGATAAAGATGTGGCCTCGCAGGTCACGCTGCTTGATTGGCGGGCCGATGCAAACAACCGCATCACGCTCACGCTCGATACTGATGGGGCCAAGACCGGAACGGTGACCCTGACCGTGGTATCGGGCGGAACCTCTTGGAGTGTTTCTCAGGCGGGGCTTTCTCCGGGTGTCAACGAGCCATTCAACGTGGCGCTCCGCGTGACCGACAGCGACATCAACATCGCGGTCAACGGTACAGCAGCCACGGCAGTAGCGACCACATCAATCCCCAACCTCTCGGCGGTGGGTATAGACCCAGAAGGCATGGGTACGCGCTCTCTGCTCAGGATTGGTAATGGCGTGTTGACTGACGCCGAACTCGCAGGAGCAACATCATGATCCGAGTATTCGTAATCGCAATGCTACTGTCCGGCTGCGCCGTATACTCTGGCCCGATAGCCGACGGAATCTCGACTGAGATCGCCATGCAATCTGGGGCCGTCGAAGGAAACCCACTGCTATTCGGTGGTCACCCCGCCGCACTGGTGATATCCATAGCGGCCCGGAGCGCGTACATGGATTCACAGAAAAAGCGGCCTCGGTGTGTATACAACACCGGCTGGGTCTCTGGCGCCGGGTGGGGATACACGGCGAACAATCTGCTGGCCGCTTCTGCCGTCGCCCCGATGATTGCGCTACCAGTTGGCATTGCCTCCGGTATCATCTACGCCGAAGTAACCAAGGATGCGCGCCATGCGTGGTGCTACCCGGTCTATCCGGCTTGCTCGCTGGCTGACCTGCCGCAGGGTGCGAGGGCTGCGGAGTGCGTCCGGGGTGAGCTGGTGGTGACGGCATGGTGATCCGCGCCCTGGCCCACAGCCGCACCGGGTGACGACGATGATCGACATCGCCTCCATGGACCTCGAGCTTTTGCGCGCGCTGCGCGGGCTGGATGTGTTCGATGCCACGTTCCATGCGAACGACGCGGCCGAGCCGGTCGAATGCCTGGTCGCGCGCGATACGCTGGAGATTCCCGACGAGTACGGCACGCAGATGATCCGCTCGGGCGCTGCGCTGACGTACTTGCGAGGCCAAGTGGGTGACCCGGCGCTTGAGTCCTGGTTCGAGTTCGGCGGCGCCCGCTGGGTGGTGGACAACAAAGTCCCGTCGCAGGATTCGAACATGCGGGTCGCCCATTGCCGTAAGGATCCGTTGCCGTGAGCGATACCACGCTTCTAGCCGCGATGGAGATGATGAAAACGCGCATTGAGGCGATCAGCACCGATGCCGACTACTTCCTGGACCTGGGCAATTCGGTCTACGTCGAGGGCCTGGCCCCGGTGCCGGTCGATGACGCAGGCATTCCGTTCGCCGGATCCGTGGTGATCGACCCTGGCGATTCATCGGCCGCTCCCGGCAGCGGCGAAATCCGTGCCAGCGCGGCGCGTGTCGAGGCCATCTTCGAGCGCACGGTCTCGGTCATCGTCGCCTGGCCGCTTGAAACCAAGGCCGCCTGGTTGGTCACCGAGCAACAGATCGGTGCTGACCTCCGACATTCGTTGCTGGCCGACATGAGCGCCTACCACGCCATCAGCGTGCAGCGCATCGTCCAGACCGCGCAAGAAAGTTCATTCCCGGCATCCGGCAGCCGCTCGCTGCTGGTCAAGAACGATTTCCTGCTTCGATACATCGAACGCTGACCGAACCACTGAAAGTTCCCGACCCGCCGCCGGCGGGTTTTTCTGTGCCCAACTGAGAGGTATACACCATGTCTGGAGGCCTGATTCTCGCCGGCGATGTAAAGCTCGGCTTTTTTGATTCTTCTGGCGCGTTCCTCGGCTACGCAGCTGATTCAATAAACGTCACAGAACTGACGCCAACCCCGGGCGAGGGCGAGCAGCGCGACCGGGTAAGCCGGATGCGCGACACCTTCGGCCAGGCGCTCGACTCGATCACCCTGCCTGCGCCGTGGACGCTCACGTTCACGACGGACAGCATCTCGAGAGACATCCTGCGCGGCCTGTTCCTCGGGCTCGACGAAGAGGTCGCCGTTGCTTCCGGCGCGGTGACTGATGAGGCAGTCGCGGCCCGGCACGACAAGTGGGTGCCGCTGGCCAACCAGAACATCCTGGCGACCCCGGCCCCGACCGTCACCGGCGCGGGCGGCACGCCGACCTACAACCCGGGCACCGACTACGAGATCGACCGCCGCAACGGTCAGATCCGCGCGTTCGGCACCGGCGCCATTGCCGACGCCGCCGCGATCGAGGTGGACTACAGCTACGGGGGCAAGACCGGATTTAGGATCAACGCCGCGCAGGCCGAAAGCCTGCAAGTGGCCATGCTGCTGGACGGCCGCTCGTTGCGGCCGGAGGACGCGAACAAGACCATCCGTTGGGTGGCACCGCGCGTCAACATCCGGCCCGCCGGAGGCAACGATCTGAAGGGTGACGAATGGCTGGCACCGCAGTTCAGCGGCACGTTCATAACACCGCCGGGCGAGTCGCAGCCGTTCTTCTACGAAGAATACGTCGCCGGCGAGTAGTCATGAAGGTCCGCATCCGCAAACCCCACACACACGCCGGACAGCTGACGGCGGTGGATGACGAACTCGATCTGCCAGACAAGGCAGCCGCGTTCGCCATCTCCGCCGGCAGCGCCGTGCCCGTAACCAGCAGACCCCGAGGAAAAAAGCGTGTTCGAAATACTCAAGAAAATCAGCCGGCAGACCAGGCAGATCCGTGAGTTCGAGCGCTCGCTGGCCCGGCACACGCCACTGATCGACGGACGGGAGACCCGAAAGGTCTCCCGCGCCATTGCGTTCAGCCCGGATAAATTCCAGCAGCTGGCCGACGGCGTGGTCGACTTCGACCCCCGGCCGACCTACCCGACCCGGGCATTGGAGTGGGCCAGTGGCGCGTAGCGGATTCATCCGCATCGATGACAGCCAGCTGCGTGAGCTCGAAGGCCTGTTCAGCGGGGTCCTGCCGCGTGAACTGAAGAGCGCACAGCGCATTGCGCTCAACCGCACCCGCCGGGGCGCCGGATCCCGGGTCTCGCAGTACCTGAGAACCAAGGGCAAGATCAGATACAACCTGCCGGCCGCTCGCGTAAAATTGGGCTTGACAATCACCAGCGTCAGTCAGGCCAGCTCCTTCAACGTCATCGGCGATCCAAAGCCGATTTCACTGACCACCTACTCTTCTACCCGTCAGCTGCAAAGTGGCGGAGTCTCCGTGGCAGTGCGCAAGGGCGCGCGGGTCAAGATCCAGACCGGCTTCATCCGCCCAGGTTTGGGCGGTGCTCCACAGGTATTCACCCGCTTCGGCCGCGCCGGCTCGCTGCTGCCGACGCGCAATATGCGCCACGGTTTTCACGCCGGCAAGCGCCGCACACAGATCCGGGCGCTGAAGGGCCCATCTGTCGCCGGGATGATGCGCGCAGCCCAAGTCGAGGACGATCTAGCCGAGTTCGTCGCCGAGCGTTTTGACCCAGAACTGGTTCGCGCGATCAACCTCGCGCTCCGCCGCCGGAGATAGTCCTTTTGGCAACGCGTGAAGCAAACATCCTCGTCACCTTGCGTGACCGGGCCAGCAGCGGACTGAGCCGGCTCGGCGGGGTCGCCAGCGGACTGGCCAGAGCCTTCGGCTTGGTCACCGCGGCCGCCACGGCCGTCACGGCGGTGGTCGGCGCGCGCTTCTTCGCCGGCGCGATCCGCTCGGCTGGCGAGTTCGACGAGGCGATGTCGACCGTCGGCGCGGTCACCCAGGCCACGGCCGAGGAAATGGAGGCGCTGCGCGCGGCCGCGGATGAGGCCGGCGCAACAACCCGTTTCACGGCAACGGAGGCAGCGAACGGCCTCGAGGAGTTGGCCCGATCCGGGCAGAATGCCAGCGAGGCAATCGACACGCTGAACCCGGTGCTGCAGCTGGCCGCCGGCAACAACCAGACCGTGGCCGAATCCGCGATCCAGGTCACCACTGCGCTGAATGCGTTTGGCCTGGCCAGCGACGACGCCGCCCGGGTATCCGACGTATTCACCCGCGCCGCACAGAGATCCGCCCAGACCACCGCGCAGCTGGGCGAGGCAATGACCTTCGTCGCCCCGGTCGCGCGCCAGGCCGGTATCGACATCGAGCAGACCGCCGCGCTGATCGGCCGGCTGGCCGATGCCGGCTTCCGCGGCAGCCTGGGCGGCACCGCGCTGCGCAACGCCATCCTGCAGTTCCAGGACCCGGCCAGCACCTTCCGCAGAGAACTCGGCGAGCTCGGCATCCGCACCGACGATTTCGGCGAAGCGCTCGAGGGCCTGGCTGGTGCTGGCGACGGTGCCGAAGCAGCCATCCGTTCGCTGGGTCTGCGTGCTGGGCCGGCCATCCAGGCCATCGTCGCCGGTGGTGCCCCGGCCCTGCGCGAGCTGACCGCAGAGCTGCGCAACGCCGAAGGTGCAAGCCAGGGCGCGGCCGCCGCGCTCGAAGACAACCTGCCCGGTGCCATTCGCGGTTTCGCCAGCGCCTTCGATGCCGCGCGCCGGCGCCTGGTCGAGCCACTGGTCACGCGCATCACAGAAGAAATCCAGGGGCTGACCACCCGCCTGCGCGAGTTCACCGCGTCGGGCGTGCTCGAGCAGTTCGCCCAGCTGCTCACCCAGGCGTTCAACACCGGCGTCGAATCAATTCGCGGGTTCCTGGCCGAGGTCGATTTCTCGCAGGCGCGGGACCGACTGATCGAGTTCGCGACGACGACGCGCGAGCGCATTTCCGAGTTCGTCTCCGGCGCGCAGGATCTGCGTCGGTCATTCCAGGTAATCACCGGGGCAATCCAGACCTTCGTCGGTGTGGTCGGCACCGCGTTCAACGCGCTCGGCACCGGTATCGCCGGGGTTGTCACCGCGACGGCCAGTGTGGTGCAGGGCTACCTGACCGTGCTGGACACGATGACGCTGGGCACCATCGATGCGATCGGCCGCGCCCGCGATACGGTGGCCGGCATCAACCTGAGCCTGCAGCAGAGCACTCGCGAATTCGCCGAGCGCACTGCGCAATCGTTCGCCGTCGTGCAGGAGGGCTGGGCAACCCTCTCGGACACAGCACAGCAATCCGGAGCGGCACAGACCGAGGCGCTGGACGAAGTAACCGAGAGCCAGGCGCGCAACACCGCGGCGGTGGCTGCGGCCGAAGAGGCCGAAAAGAGGCACGCCGAGGCGGTGGAGCGCTCGCTGGCCGCGCTGCGCAGCTGGGACGATGCCGGTCAGTCTGCGGCCGCCACGAACACCGAACTCGCGAACAGCGGGTCGGAGGCCGCCGGAAGTATCGACGACATCGGCGTCGCGGCAGATATTGCTGCGGAACAAGTGTTCCGGATTCAGGGCGCGGCCGGATCGCTCGAGGTCGTCACTGAAGAGGCGGATCGGAGCAGTGTGGCATTCAACGGCCTGGCTACTGCGATCCAGCAGGCGTCAACGCTCACCCAACTGGACGCCCTCAGCGATCAGATTGCAGCGCTGGCCAACCAGGGCCAGCTGACAGAAGCTGAAATTCAGCAGCTGATTCGCGCGATCAACGAGCAGGCGGCCGCGATGGATTCGGCCTCGAGCTCAACCTCCCGAAACTCGGATGCCATCCGCGACCTCGGCGGCGCGGCGGTGGGCACGGCCGACAGCCTTGGTCAGCTTGGCCGCCAGGCGCGTGGCGCGTCACAGGGCGCGCGCAGCCTGGTGCAGGACATGGGCGCGGCGCTCAGCGTCTGGAAGGATGCCGGCCCGGACGCGGCACGTGCGGTCGAAGACTTCGTCTTCCAATTCAACCAGATCGGGCTGTTCACCTTCGAGGGCGCACGCAACCGCATCAACCGCTTTGTCGAGGGCATGGAGCGCAAGTTCGGCCCGGCCGAGCAGGCGATCAAGGATTACAACGAATCGCTCCGCGACACCGACCGCAGCACCCGGGGCCTGGCCGACAGCACGGACCGGCTCAACACCGCGACGCGCGGCTTGTCCGGCGCGGAGATCACGCAGCGAATCATCCTCGAGGTCACACAGTCGGCCGGCACGGAGATCACGCTGAGCGAGCAGCAGATCAACACGATCGTCCAACGTGTACTGGCAGCGATTGACGGCGATGGAGCGCGCACGACGTGAGCAACTGGCAAATCGGACCCGTGATCCTGCCCGGCGATCTGGAATGGATCGACGAATTTCGGCCGTTGCGCAGGCAATCGGAAAGCCTGTCCCTGGCCGGTGGCTCGATCGTGCAGCGCTCGACGCAATTGACCGGAATCCCGATCACGCTGCAGACCCCGCCGCGCGTGTTCGTCACTCGCCAACAGATCACCGACCTGCTGGCGCTGGTCGACGACGCGCAGGTGGACACTTTCCTGGCGCGTCATCCGGACGGCCGCGATTTCATTTGCCGCTTCCGGCACCGTGACGGCCAGCCGGTCGACTGGGCAAACACATTTTTCCGAAGTCCGCCGCAAGCGACGGACGGCTGGCACACGCTCACATTGAGGCTCATGACCGCATGACCATCAGCACGACAGAACTCAAGATCTTCCGCAGCCAGCGTAATCGTGACACCGCAGACGGCGGTGGCGCGATGGCCCCGACCGAGGTCGTCGACGGCGAACTGAACAACGTCTTCGACGACATCAGCTCCGAGGACCGCGTGACCGGTCGCGTCAGCGTCCGCAAGGTGTTCCCCGGCGTGTTTTCGAACGACACCGACCGCTTCTTTGGCGCTGGTTTGGTGGTGATCAGCCCGGCAATCGACCCGGCGGTGGACGTGCTGCTTACTCGGGCGACGGGCTACGATGACGAGCGCAGCGATGTGGTGGGGCAGATCGAGTCGTTCATGGTCCCGGCGGGCACGCTGCTGTGGCGGTTGTTCAACGACCACCTGCAGGGCACCGGCTCGCTCACGCTGTTTGCTTTATCCGACGCTCCGTCGCCGGACCTCGGCGATACCCTGTTCTTGCAGCGCCGTGACGATGCGTCGATCCAGGAAGCGATGCGCATCCAGGAGATCGTCAGCCGCACCACCCAGACCTTCGTTGACGAGCTGGGCACGTTCCAGCGCGACATTCTGGTCGTACAACTTTCGCGCCCGTTGAAGCAACGCTGGGACGGCACGCAGGTCTTCCGCAACACAGCTTCATTCGCGGACCTGCAGACCATCCTGCGCGACTCCACGGTCAGCGCCGGCGCCAAGTATTTCGGGGTCAAGCCTATCACGCAGGATATCGCTCAGGGCGACCTCAATCTGCAGGTCGACAACCCGTTTGCGCGCATTGTCCCGTCCACCAGCGCCGAAGTCCCGGTTGCGGATCAACCCGCCAGCCTGGCCGGCGTCAGCTTCGCCCCGGCCGGTGCAGAAAATGCGATCACGGTCAACGCCGGATCCTTGGCGTTCGTCGCCGGCACGCCGAAGACGGTGCACATCGGCGGCACGGTGCTCCCCGGCTCGGTCGCTGTCAGCGGCACGCTGGAAGGGGAGGACAACGGTGGCGGCACAATCACCTTTGCCGGCGGCGACACAGGATCCGTGGACTACCAGACCGGTGCGGTGACGATCACGCGCAATACCAGCGGCAACGTCACGGTCAATCTCACGGCCACGCCCGCCGCGGCCGTGCAGGGGTCTAACCTGACGGTGCGAATTCTGGTCACTGAGCAGACCCGAGCGCTGAACTACATTCGCACACTCCGCCCGCTGCCGGCGCCTGGATCGCTTTCGGTCGACTACCGCGCCCTGAACAACTGGTTCCGGTTGAGCGACGATGGCACCGGCACGCTGCAGGGCGGCCAACCGGGCGAGGGCGGCGGCACCATCAACTACGCCACCGGCACCGTGACTGCAACGCTTGGCGCGCTGCCCGATCTGGACACCTCGATCATCATCCGCTGGGGCACGCCGGGAATCATCCGCGACGGCACCACGCGGCTTGCGTTCCCGACCGGGCGGTTCAGCATCGACATCCCGGACGTGCCGTTCAAGCCCGGCTCGCTGCTGCTGAGCTACGACAGCGGTGCGAACACCATCAACCTGACCTCGGACGCCGCTGGCCGCATCTTCGAGGGCGTGGACCAGCGCGGCGTCTACGTGCCGACAAACGGCTCGGTGACGCTCAATCTTCCAAGCGATAAGTGGCCGGACAGCGGCGGACAAATCGACTACACGGTTGACCTCGACACCGAGCAGCAGGAGGCATTCCAGCCGACGCCGGCCGGCCAGTCGGATCAGATCACGTTTACCCTGGCCAACGTGCCGATCGAGCCCGGCAGCGTGCGCCTCACCTGGCCGGTGGAAGTGGTCGTGCGGGGTCGGCTGTACACGTTCGAGGTCAACGCCTGGGACGACGGTGGCGGCGGCCTGCTCTACGACAGCGGCGTTAGCATCCCTGGCGCGGCGGTCAACTACACCACCGGCGAAGTTTCCATTCAAGCCGCATTCGAGGCCTAATACATGCCCGTACTGCTACCACCTGGCCAGCTCTTTCCGCCCAACACGCCGATCGGCAGTGCGCCGACCGGGCCGGTCGGGCAAATCCTGACGCCCGGCCCGCAGCCGACAATAGATGAGCCGGTGACCGTGCCGGGCCAGACCACGGGGCCAGGCGGCGTGGTAATCAACACGCCGGTCGCGGACCCGCCAGAGGAAATCGTCTCGTGGACTGGGCGCTTCCCAATCGGCGCGACGATCACCGCCCGCTACCTCGAGGACGGCCCGCCGGTGCAGGCATCGAAGTCCGGAAATGTGCCGACCCCGGCGCTGGGCTTCTTCATCAAGGACCGATCCACCGATTACGCGGTCCCTGGCAGCCTGCGCTTCACCCTCAACGGCCTGACCTATGTCGACCGCCAGGGCGAGCTGGTGCACAGCGTGGACCCGCAAAACAACGCCGGCACGCCCGCAGGCCTGGTCCGCTACGGGCGCGGCTGGGTGGTGGTGCAGGAATGGCAGCAGGGCGATGGCGTGGTCAACGTCCGGAGCCTGGGGCTGGTCAAAGGCATCAGCCCGACCAACAAGCTGTTTTTCCGCACCCCCGCAGCGCCGATCCTGCAGGGCAGCCTGACGGTCAACGCGATCGCCTACGACAACGGCGAACTGCTACAGGGCACCGCGGACCTGAACGGCAACATCACCGGCGCGAACGTCCTTGGCTTCGTCGACGTGCAGAGCGGCGTGGCGGAGGTATTTTTTGGCGAGTGGGTGACCGCCGCTGGCAACGAGGCCGAGTGGTGGTATAACGCGGACGCAGTGGATGCGCAGGGCGACATCTTCAAGCCCAAGCGCATCGTGCCGAGCTCGGCGACCTTCTCCGCGGTAGCCCTGACCAGCATCCCGCTTGATCCGGGGATCCTGGGGCTTGACCCGATCCTGCTGCCGCGCGATGGCCGCGTGCCCGTCTTCAGCCCCGGCGACAGCCTGATGATCGTGCAGCGCAACACCGTCGAGGATGCGGCTCCAACCGCAGGCGCGGATCTGGGCCTCGGGTTGGCGAACGTCAAATTCGTTCGCGTGCGCGACGCGAACAATGCGGAGGTGCTGAGCGACCGATACACCGTCAACGAGGCAACCGGCACGCTCACCTGGGCCAACCCGCTGGACCTCGCAGCCTGGACCGGGCCGTTCGAGGTCGAGACCCTCAGCTATTTCAAGCGGTTGGCCACCGATGTGCAGATCAACGGCCGCATCTCGATCGCCAGTGGCGCGCCGTTCGCGATGAGCAATGCTACCGCGCAGATCTTCCTCGCCAGCAAGCTGATCTTCCAGCCCGACGGCGGCAACCAGGACCTGCAGGCCCTGGCGCTGAACCTGTTCACGCAGGGCGCGTGGACCGGCGAGTGGTCGGACGAGCAGATCGGCAGCGGCACGACCGGGCAGTTCGACGACATCAACAACCCGATCGAGATGACCAACAACGGCTCGATCACCGAACGCTGGCGGCTGGAGTTCACCGGCTCGGGCACGGTCAACGTCATCGGCGAGCGCTTCGGTCAGGTGCTGACCGGTGTGTCGATCGCTTCGGACATCGCGCCCGTCAACCCTGCCACTGGCACGCCGTACTTCACCATGCGCGCCGCGGGATTCAGCGGCGGCTGGCTGGTGGGCAACATCATTCGCTTCAACACGTTGGGCGCCAACGATCCCGTCTGGATCATCCGCAGCACGCAGCCGGGCGATGCCCCGGCGCTGCCGACCGATCGCTTCATCGCGTTGCTGCAGGGTGACACCTCGGTATGATCCCGGTCTGGATTGACGACACCGCGGTCGGCGCGCCGGGCCTGACCGGTCAGGACGGCAGCTTGTACAACGTGCTCAAGTGGGCGCTGCCGCAGCTCGGCTGGACGCTGGAACACGATGACCCGGCAAACTTCCGCGGCGCATGGCGCAACAGCCCGACCGGCAGCGGCTACCTGCTGCGCCTGACCGACAGCGCGCTTCTGCACCCAGCGGACGCCCGACGCGGCATGGTCGAAGGCTTCAGCGCAATGGCCGATATCGACACCGGCGCGGACCGCTTCCCGACACAGGCCCCGCAGTACTTCGTCAAGAGCTACACCCTGGACAGCGCGCCGCGCAAGTGGTTCCTCCTGGGCACGGAGCGACTGTTCTATTTTGGTGCCTACAACGGCGCGGCGGCCGCAAACCTTGGATACCGGGTGTACTTCTCGGGCGACATGTCCGTCTATGATCCGGCGGACCCTTCCCCGTTTGTGCTGGGTGGGTTTCCTGATATTGGCTCAGCTGGAAGCTCCGGTGCATCGGTGTTCGAAAAAATTGGCCATGGCGGAAATAACACAACGACGCGTGAGGAGTTGTTTGCGCTTGACTTTGCGTCTGCCGCTCCTGGGGCCCCTGCTCGACTCGTTTCGAGCGTCGCCGCCGAAGTTGCGTTTGGGAACACCAGCGCCGCTGGGAAAAGCGGCGTGTACCCGAGCGCGATCGGCGCCGGCCTGAACACCAGTCGAATCGAATTATTCGCGTTCGTGGCCGCAAGATGGGCGCGGCGTGGCGTCCTGCCGGGCGTGCTCGAGCCAATGCATGACCTCACGCAATCTGGGGTGCACCCCTTCGAGGAACTGCAGGAAATCCCAGGAATTGCCAATGGCCTGGGCTTGACGACCGCGCGATACATCAGCGGATCATGGGCCTTTGGCAGTTTCAACAGCTCCAGCTCGCAATTCAGCCTGTTGCTCGACACCGCATCGGATTGGGACCTGTGGTGAACCTGTTCGTCAGATCGGCGCTGATCGGGCGTCCGTCCGCGTTTGCTGGCGGTGGCATCATTGCCGGAAATTCGCCGGGCCTGGTGACCGTCGCCGGCGCCCCGGCCGCGCGGGCGGTGCACCTACGTGATGCGCAGACACATCGGCTGGTGGCCAGGACATTCAGCGCCGCGGACGGTACGTATCGGTTCGAGAGTCTGAACCCGGATCGGCGCTATTATCTGGTGGCCTTCGACCACGCCCGCCGCTTCAACGCGGTGATCCGCGACGGAATACAGCCAGTGGTGCCATGACCGAACTGTCTCAGCCGACTGCCGCGCCGTTTGCCGAGGCTGAACGCCGCGCGCTGGTGCCGGTGGTGGGCTGGGCAGCGGTGGTCAACGCCGACAAGCCGCACGCGCTTCCGGTGCAGCCGCCGTTGCTGCGCGATGGAAGCTTCGCCTATCCGTGGGCCAACAGCCGACCCGCCGAGCGCACCAGCCTGCTGCCGTACGATCCGGCCACGGCGGAGGCGCAGCGCGCCGTGGCGTTCGCCTGGCGCCTGCCGCAGTTGCTGGACGCCACACGATCGGGCCGGTACACCTCGACCGTTCGGATCGAGGCGCTGAACGAATCGATCTGGCGTCAGCCGGCGCTGCTGGACACGCCGACCGCCGCGGCGATCGCGCGCCTGGACGTGCTGGACGAAATCCACCGCATGGCCTGGCAACTGACCTTCGAGGTGCGGCCGAACGGGTGGACGATACCGTGGGGCCAGGCGATCCCGCCGCCGACGATCGTCCCGAACCCTACCATCAACCAGCCGCCGAGCCCGGTCCCGCAACCGCCGCCGGTCTACAACCCGCCGCCCGGGGATCAGGTCGATCTGGCGCTCATCTGCCCGCCATTCAGCGGGCCAGGCGATCAGGTCCCCCTGCCGTTCCGCGCCTTTGAGTGTGTGAGGGATCAGTACGTGACCGAAAACACCATCATCTGCCGCCGCGTCAGCACGGGCGAGGAGTTCCCCTGCCTGGAATTCTCGGCAAACGGCGATATTGAATCCTTTACCGACGCGTTCAGCGCGCAGCTGCCGCGCAGCGCGCTCGAGATAGTGCTGCCGCTGGAGCATCCTGTAGAGGTCGAGATCGAGGTCAATGGCGTTACCATGCTGATGCTCCTCGAGGCCTGGAGCGAGGACGTGGTATTCGGCGGTTCCGGCGGCCGGCAGGACACCATCCGCGTATCCGGCCGATCGGTAAGCGCCGAGCTCGACGAGCCATTCAGCGCCGCCAACAGCCGGTTCGAGGAGCACTCGCGCACCTGGGTGCAGCTGATACAGCAGGAACTGCCAGTTGATTCGGCCTGGCAGCTGATCGTGCACCCAAACCTGCAGGATTACACTGTGCCCGGCGGCACCCTGAGTTACCAGGGGCTGAGCCCGATCCGGGCGATCGCACGCATTGCCGAGGCCGTTGGGGCGGTGGTGCAACAGGTGCCGGGCGAACGCTCACTGCTGGTGCTGCCGCGCTACCCGGTCCCGGCCTGGGAGATGGAGGCGACGCCGGCGGACAAGCAGATCGACTTCGGACAAATTGATGCCATCGGTGCGGAGTTCCGGCCGTCGGTGCGACGGAACGGCATCTACGTCGCCGGCGAGACCGCAGGCGGCCACCTGGTGCGCGCGACACGGACCGGCACCGCGGGCGCGCCGTGGCTCGATACCGTCACCGACGCGCTGATCACTGACCCGCAGGCCGGCCTCGCTCGAGCGCGATCGGAACTGAGCGCAACCGGCCGGCGCCAGATCTACCGGGCGACCATCCCGCTTGTCACCGGCCCGACCGATCCTGGCATGGTGCTCCCCGGGCAGCTGGCGATGGTAGTCGAATCACAGCAGACGCAGTGGACCGGCCTGGCCGTCGCCTGGTCGCTTGATGGCCGCATCAACGAGTCCACCGGCCTCGTGATCTGGCAGGCGCTGAGCCTGGAGCGATATCGTGACCAATAGGTTCCGCCAATTCAGATCTTTGCTGCCGCGCGAGACCCGCGTATTCGCCGAGGTCACAGCCGTGCGCGCAGACGGCACCAGCCAGGTGCAGACGCCTGAAGGCCGATCCTTCCGCGTGCGCGGCACAGGCATCCCCGTCGGGTCCAAAGCGTTTGTTTTTATCCGCAGCGGACGCATGCCCGAACTGGACGGCACCGCGCCCGACCTGCCGCTCAGCACCTTCTCCAACCTATGACCCCTCAATCCCGCACCCGGCAGACCCGCGTCACCACCCCGCCCGAGGTGTAGACCTGCACCGTCCGGCCGTACTTATAGAAGTCGAACCGATACCCCGCAGCGCCGCCGAACCGCGTCTCCAACTGCACCTCACGATCCGGCTCGGCCTCGATCACCCGACGCTCCGAATCCCCTACCTTGACTATCTTCCCGCCAAACCGCTCCGAAGTCCCGCACCGAACCTCAGCCTGACCC